AAGCAGCGTTTGCAATACCACCGCCTGTTGTTGCAGTAAGTGTTCCACCAACTGTTAAGTTTGCACTAGCTGGTACCGTTACAGTATCGCCAGCATCTCCCAGCTGAACTCCTGTACCGGATCGTGGACTTACTTTATTTACTTTTACTTCACTCATAATTATCTCGCTGTCGCTGGATCTCCATTTGATGCTACGAATGGGTGTTCTGCAAACGCCATAAAGATATAAGTTTTAGCATCTGCATTGACATCAGTTGAACTTACTCTTAATTTAAAACCATTGCTTAAAAGGTCTACTAAACTTGTTGTGTTTTCACCAGCAGTAGCATTAGGATACAATCTCCAATTAGCTGCGTTATATCCTACTCTTTTATTATCACAAGTATTCCAATTATCTGAACCCCCACTATCAATACCTTTCATCATAACAAAAGCTGGTTTAAATCCTGTGTAAACAAACGAACCATCAGTATTTCCATTTCCTTCGTATTGACCAAACTTACTGAATCCTTGAATTTCTTGAAACGCATAAGTTATATAATTTACTCCATTTCCATTACCCCAAGCACTATCTGAGTTTGATGGAGTTGTAATTGTAGTTGCGTTAGCTGACATTAAATAAGCTGCAGTTGTTGATGTTGCTTCAGTTGTATCTAATTTTAATCTATCAGTTCCGTTATAGTATACTTGCCAGTTATTTGAACTTTGTGAAATATCTTTTATTATCCATAATTTTGGAGTTCCATTTAAACCATGACCATAAGTTTGAGAAACAGAACCAGCTGATGTAAATTTTATAATTGAAAAACCTGATGTAGTGTTAGCTGATACTGTTGCTGTTATATTTCCTTCTGTGTTAGATGAACCAGCACCACCAGCTTTCCAGTTCCATGATGCGTAAGTTGATGATGGTTCATTAATATCATTACTTGGTCCAACAGTAAATCCATCTGTTCCAAAAGTAGTTAAATATTCTGAGTTTGTAGCTTCAGCTGCAGTTGAATTAGAACTTATTGATTTGGTAACACCTCTAACAGCATCAAATAAAAGATGAGAGTTAGAACTTGATCTTTCTTTTATCCAGACCCAATCAGGTTGAAAACCAACTCCTGTTATTGCATTACCTGCTGGTTCACCATCACCTGTATAAAGTTTAGTATTAAAATAATCTTTAGGTTGAAAATTGATGAAAGCCATTATCCGAACTCCTTTAAGTTTTTAGTGTTAAGTGTGTAATATCCTGATGGTACTGCATATTCCATAGCACCATGTCCATTACCATCTGCATTAGCTGAAGCCACAGCAGTTGTGCCAAAAAATCCTGAACCGAAGTTAGTGTCGGTAGTTGCTCCACTATTATTTCTAATAAAAGGAAATACTGGTGTTTTTTGGTCATAAGTAAAAGTAGCTGCACCAAGTGAACTTCCATTTTTATAAAAAGTTAATGTTCCTGAAGAAGTTGAAATATCTAAAGCACAACCAACTATATCTCCATTAGCTATTGAAACAGAAGAAATACCACTATAATTAACATTTGAAAAACCAGCAGCATTTCCATAACCAGTAGCAGCAGTTCCAGTAAGCGATAACCAAATAGAAGCTCCAACAGAACCACTTTCGCCATTTAACATTTGTAAACTTGAATTATTAAAACCTGAACTTGTAGAACAAATTCCAAAATGATTTCCAGCAGTTGTATTGGCTTTTTTCATTTCCCAATACCATTTACCATTAGTAACTCCCATACTTGCTCCTGTGTCATCTCCACCAGTTCTTGTAGTATTACCATTTAAATAAGTACCACCATTTTGAGTTAAAGGATTCCATGTACAAAAGTTATTACTAGGTGTATCTACATTTTGAGTTAAATTTCCTGATGTAGCAAATGTTAAGTTATTACCACTACTATCTAAATCCATATTTCCTGAGTTTTCAAATTTTAAAAAGAAACCATTAGTTCCGTAAGTTACTGATGGAAAAGTTTTTGGTTTCCAAATTCCTGAAGTAGAATCTGTTTCGCCAAATGTTGATGCGTCATAAGCTGTTCCATCAATCCAATGTAAGTGTGTCATAGAACCATTAAAATAATTACTACCTGCTTGACCACCTATGTAAACAGTAGCTGATTCATTAAAGTGCATATTTTGATTTTGAGGTGGATAAGTAGTTGCACTCAAACTTGTTTGTTGAACACCATTAACATAAATTTTTGCTCTATTTGTATCAGTTGCTTGTGTTGAATCTATTGCAACTACAATATGATACCAAGCTGATGGGTCTCTAAATTTTGCTGAAGTATTTAAGTGCATAACTGAAGAACTGCTTGATAAAGTTTGCACTCCTATTGTATCAGGGTCAAATCTTATTCTAAAATTATTAGCAGAACTTCCGAAGTGATAAAAAAGAAACTGTTCATTAGCATCAGCTTTTTTAACCCAAGCTGAAAATGTTGCTTTTGTATTTGTTCCTGAAGTTGCTGTCCTTGTTAGTTGTGTTGATGCCATAATATTATCTAATTAAATTGTCCTGAGTTGTTTATACCAACTGTTATTGTTATACTGAAAGCTCTGTCTGCCGTTTGACCTTGAGCATCAGTAGCTCGAATAGTGAAACTATATGTAGTCTCTGAAGTTGCACCACTCTCTGTACCTGATATCACACCTGATGAAGTATTTAAAGATGTTCCTCCAGGTAATGATCCTGATTGGACTGCAAAAGTTGTAGCGTTTGTTGCCGCTACTGTATATGAAATTGACGATCCTGCAGCATTCGTTCCTAAAGATCCAGCAGAAGTTGTCCAAGCTGGAGCATCTGAAACTGTTAATAATGCAGAAGATGATCTTACAGCATTACCATCATTATTCTCAACTCTGATAAAGTAAGTACCATCAACTGGTAAAGTAAAGTTAGCAACAATTGTTGTTGAACTTGTAAAAGAAACTGTGTCTGCTCTTGTAATTGCACCTGATGTATTTATTGCTTCGACTGTTGGAACAGATATAAAATTTGTTCCTGTTATAGTTACAGCTGTTTGTGTGTTTTCAATTACACTTGGGTTAATACTTCCTATAGTTGGTTTAGTTTCACCAACTGTAACAGACCCACCTAAAGATACAGCTGATCCGTTTATTGTAATAGAAGAGTTTGCAAGGTCTACGTTTTGTACAGAACCATCTGGATATGTAACTGTAGCGTTTGTTAAATTTAAAGTAGCACCTGCTGGTACTGTAATCGTATCACCATTCTCACCAGCTTGTAATGCTGTTCCAGATTGAGGTATTATTTTATCTACTTCTATTTGACTCATTATATAATTACCAACGTCCCTGTTACTGTAACATTACCTGATACTGTTACTGGCCCTGCTAAAACTCCAGAGTCCATTGTTTGTGTATCAGATATTGTTGCTGAATGTGTTGTTACATAAGTTGTTGCTGTCATCGCTGCAGATGGTGCTCTTTTTGCAGGGTATGTACAGAAAACAGTTTTAGTTCCTGCTGAAAAGTTAACAGCGTTATCTGAGTTTGAAGAGGAGATAATGGTATCTCTGGAAAGTGTATCAGTACCTGCATCAGTTACTGTTCCGATACCGACTTCAAATTCAGAAGTTCCGTCGTTAGCTATAGCATAGAACGTACTATTAGTATCGCCGATTCCAGTTACAAAAGTTTCGAAACCTGTTTCAGTTCCTGTCAAACTAAATGCACCTGTACCAGTCGTAGTACTAGTCTGTTTAACTCTATCGTTAAGTACAAAAGCCATTCTTTAATCCTTTACTATTACGCGTTACCGATTCTTAATATCGCGTTTGATGAATCATTTGTAGGGAATTGAACAACGAAGTCTCCGTTAGTTGCAGTTTTATTTCCTCCAAAATCTAACACCATTACTAGCTCGTTTCCTCCGCCAGTTGTTTTGTAAATAGCAGCTCCTGCAGCAGTCAATGTAACAGATGAAAATGTAAGATCAGCAAAATCTATAAAAGCGATGTTTGATGAAACTGACACTCCACTGTTAGTTAAAGCGTTACCACCAGCTGTGTATGCTGTTCCTGATGAACTAACTTCACCATTAGAAGTTCCAGCAAGATAAACTGTTGATGACGTACTGTATGAAGAGATACTAGTATACAAAGCAAGTTTAAAAGCGTTTCCTGAATTACCAGAGGTATCGAAATTAAACGTTCCTTTGAACAATCCAGTTTTAAACGAGTCAGGTACTATATTTGCCATATTTTATCTCCTATTGTGATGGGTTAACTGATTTAAGTGGAGTACGAATAACACCATCTTCATATTCGCCTCTGCGTCTACGACCTTGTTGTTCGATCGCATACGTTTCAATAGCTCTTTGATAAGCCTGCGTATAATATTGTATCATATCTGCAGGACCTTTCAAGTATCCATACGCTTCTACAAGAGAACCGTATAAAAGTAAATCTTGATATTTGTTTGATAAATAAGTCCCACTACCGCTGACAGAGGCATCTGTAAGGCTAGTTGGTGACTTAATATAAGCCAATGTTATTTCAAATGATGCATTTGGAGTAGGTGCTATTACCCAAAAATTAGCATCCCAGTTAGCATAATACTTTGGAACACCTGATGCTGTACCTGGTGTATTATAGTATTCTGCCATAAAACTAGTATCTCTTTGATCTAAAAATTTTTGTTTATTACCATCTGTAGAATCTTTGATTTGTACATATCTAATTATTCTAAGGTCTGATGGTATAGTTACAAATCTATTTCCACTTGTTGTAGTTGATGTTGCATAAAATCTATCAGCATCAGAATCTACAGCTCTATATATTTTGTTTTCTGCATTTTTAATAATTGTATTTATTACAGAAGTTGACAATACAGAAGTATCTACTTCTGTATAGTTTCTAATATCGTCTTGTAAGTTTGTAAGTGTGTATGCCATTATTTAACTACCGTTACTGGACCTGCAAATGCAGAACCACCGCCTCCTGAAATTGTTTTACTTGCAGTATTACCTGAATCAAATGTGTAATTA